TTGCATCTGTTACATAGGTAAATGCCAGCGAGTCATTGATAACAACTGATTTAGTAGCGGCGCCAATAGTCAATACCATTGTTTCTGGGCCTGTGTCTGCATCTGCAGTTATTGGGATTGACATTGTGCCAGGAACGTTAACTGTGCCTGTTAAGGGAAATGATGTGTCTGCTGATGTTATGCCCGTTATTGTATATTCATAACTAATAGGATCATACATACAACTATTACAATCTAAATCTAATGTTAAAGTTAGGGTAGCACCTTCACAAATTGAGCTTGCGCCTGTGATAACTACACCTGGCAATTTCATCTTACTCATTGCCTTGTCTCTTGAAGCACTAGTTGGTGTTATAGTTTGAGTAACTTTTCCAGTTGTTGCATTCTTAGTAAAAACACTATTAAATAATCCTGTTAGAACATTCATACCAAGCAGTTTAAGCAGTGTTTCGCCTGTGCTTTGATCGTCTTTTTGCTTAGTAGCATCATTATTGATCTTTGCTGGAATGCCAGTTAGTAGCGTTCGTTCTTGATAGGTAAGCCCAGCTGAGCTGTATACATCTGCATCATACTCTAATGCTGTTATGCCTAACTCAATACCTCCAGCATCAGTATCATTTTCTTCTATGCGTGTAACACGGAATAGTTTACTAGAAAATCCATAAGGAGTATTACTAACAGATATAATATCACCTGCTTTAACACCAAGTGCTGTATAGTCAGTGTTAAACTCAATGACACGATCTACACGACTTTGTTTAAGTTCTACTGTAGCAAGATACTGAGCTTGAACAGGATGATTAACTAGATCATATTTGATGTTTAATACATTATCAATTTCGTTAGCAAATCTATTTCCAACAGGTATTGTTAAATCAATGAAGTCTGTTCTATCTCTTATATCCTTGTGAGGAAACTCAACGCTGACACTATTGTATGCTTCTGTTAGTCCAGTTCCGTGAACATTAATAGCACCTATAATATTGTTATCATTAAAGCTCTTAACTGAAGTGTCAGGTTCATTGACAATAACACTCCATAAGCCCGTGTTCACATCATAAGTTAAGAATGCTCCTGCGGCATCGCAGATTAAATTCATGTTGTCTAATACTTTATTCTTAGTATCAATGACACCATTTATTGTAAACGCATTTGTTAGTGTTGACATTGTTAATCCTTAAAGTTTTGTATATGTGACAATTGCTGATCCATAAAACAGATCAATTGTTCCTGTATCACTTATTTTAAGTCCAGACGGCATAGTAAGTCCATTGCTAAAATTAATTCGTTGAACACTAGTGTATCCAGTAGCTGCCGCATTTAAGTTTACAATATATAATGCACCAATATCTGCATCAGCGATCTCAAACGGCGCAACGTCGTTGTTGTCTATTCTTGTTTGAATCACGCCATAATTCCAATTAGGCGATAAACTTAATACAGCGTTGTCAAGAAGTGTTTCATTTTGCAACTTTTCTATACCGTTAAGATTAAATGTTCCTGAGTTAGTCCAAGTAGTTCCAGTTCTTTGAAGTGTAAAGATATTTCCGTTAGATCCACTACCACTTATTGAGTATATAAGAATTTTACTTCCGTCTGAGTTCATTTGTGCTGTGTTTGAATATAACGTATTTCCAGAATTTATAGATGTTAGATCCATTGTTTGTTGTAAGCTATAAGTTCCTGCATTATACTTGTAAATCCTTAAGGTATTAGTTAAATTTTGTGAATAACAAATATAATTTCCATCACTACTCATAGCAATATTAAAGGCTGCATACGTAACTGACAGTCTCTGTGTTCTGGTCCAGGTAGTTCCTGATCTATCAAATATATAAATTTCAGGGTTGCCGTTATATTCTTCAGAAGCAAGCACAGCAATTCTAGTAGCATTTGAATTTATTGCAACATCTTTTCCAAAATCATAAAAAGATGCCTCAAAAGATGCTGTTGCATCAATGTAACTTTGATCAGGTCTCAATGTAGTTTGTAAAAAATAAGGTGCAGTATCATCTGCGGCAACATAAACTTTTACATTACCACTATTTCTTGTCTGCCCGCTGGTAGTAGTGTTAGTTCCGTTAGGGTCACTAACAAAAGCATAATTGTTAACACTAAAAAACTTTTTAGCTGAATGTTGATAATAGTCACTAGGATATTGTTCATCTTGATAGGTTGTTGGAGAACCCCAGCCTGGACCAATTATTGAAGAATGTTGCATCAATGCTGATATTCCAATTGTTGGGCGAACTACAAAAGTGCCTATAGAAATTGTTGTAGTAATTGCAGTCATATTACTTGTTGCTCCAGAAAATTTTGCATTAACAACAGTCAAAGTAGATACACCTGCTTCTAAAGATATGCCTCGCTTAGTAGCCTTAGGAACTATGGTTAAAGAACTAACCGTTGAAATTGCTAGGCTTGCTTGTTTTCTAAATCCAGCAAGAAAGTTACTAATACTTGATACAGCATTTAAATTACTGCGAGCTTGCTGAATGCCTGTTATACGTGATAGTTGTGTTGACACAGATGTTAATACTGCCCTAACTGTTATAGTAACATTAGTATACCAAACTTTACTTTTACTTGGATCATAGTATATGCCAGCAATATAGATATAAGGAGCATAGGTAATTCCAGGATTAGATATTATTGGAGCTTTAATTGCATCCCACTGTGCAACTGTGTCAATGTTGGTTATTCTATATTTTCCAGAACTTAAATTAGTAAGAGTGACGCCAGCAGGCAAATTGGGCCAACTAACTGTGGCACCTGCAAGATTACTTACATCTATCTCATAATATATGTTTAGACTATCTGGTTTAATTATATCAAGTATTAAAATACCAGGTTGAGCTGTATGTGGTTGTCCAGATGCAATACTTAGTGATTGATTACTTGGTGTATCTCTATCAAATGTAATTGAAGCATTACGATCATCAGTATAATTTAATGAACTTGTGCCTCTGGCATTAAGTTGGGATAAACTTTTCATTATAGATTAATCTCCGCAGGTGAAATTCCAGCACCATATCGTGTGTTAGTCATGTAGTCATACAGACAATCACCAGGCAGGGTTATTGTATTGTTTACTTTAAAAAGCAAGTTTCCTAATCCTGTAATACCTTTATCTTTGTTATACTCAATACGAACAATGACAAATACCAAGTTATTCATAGTATGATTTGCTGTCCAGTCTAGCATAATTGTGTTAGCTAGGCTAGTGTTGCCGTTTGCTTGTCCAGTAAAATTTACAGGAAAATTACTACCTCCACTAAACGGATATATTTTGATTAATCCGTTAGGATCAGTAGATACTGTTCCTTCACTGTCGCTAAAACTGCCAACAGTATAACCATCAGCTTGGAAGTTAACTTGTAGTTCATTATAATAAACAGCATCAATACTGATAACACTATTGCTACCTGTGCTGTATAGATTGCCTGTCTTTTCGCAAAGTGTTAGACAATAATACATGAATAAATTATCACCACTAATGGCTGCATCAGTAATTATTGGCGTAACATAGGCAGTTCCGTAAACAACTGGAATAGCATTTTGTGTATCTGGGTCTAGACTAACTCTAGTTCCCTTGTTATCTTTGTTGTTATCTTTGTTAATGCTTTTTTGAATTTGATTTAATGCAAGACCCGTAATAGCAGTTCTGGCTAACGCCCCTGCAATTGGATTGGCATTTAAGTATTTTAAGGCACTTGATCCAAAATCAACAATACTATCTATAAAACTCATTTAGGTGCTCCAAAATCAAATGTGGCATTCTTAAGTGTTGGCACACGGTCCATGCTTAAATCATTAGGATAAAATGATTTTTCGCTGTTAGGATTAGTCCTGCGCCCAGAAGTTTTATTATTAAGAACATCAATTGAGCTATTGCATATCAATATAATAGTATTTGTAGCTGTTCTGGCATCAATGTCATATTCTTCTTGTAGACTATAACTGTTGACAAATCCAAAGAATCTACCATATGCTTCGCTGCCAAAGTTAATAAATGTGCCTGTGGTAACGTCAAAGAATGCACGATAAACTGTCACAGGGCTTCCTTTAATTCTACTATTAACTATTTCATCAATACTGGTATTAGGAATTCCGCTAATAGTTATAGTTAATTCACCTGAACTTGGACGAATCTCACTACTGCTATTAGTCACACCAAGTAAATTACCTAGTCCAGTGTAAACTTCACTGTTGATAGTGTAATTGATTCTACTATCACTGAATCTTAACACTTGACTAGTATAAGCACCAGCAGAGCTAGTTCTGTATTCATCTATCTGCAGTCTAACAAACAAGTTAGTCTGTATACTTGAGTAATCTATTAATGCTGGCATTAGGCTACCTCAACAAATACAAATGCACCGCTCCAACTGACTTGATTTTGTGCAAACAAAGTCCATTCAGGAAACTGTGTGCAAATCACTGTGTATGATAAGTCAGTGCCTGGATTAATATTATTATAGAACCAAGGAAACTTGGCATAAGGTATTGATATTGTAGCAGTAGACACACGATCTAATACTTCTGCTGCCTCTATGTCAGACTTTAATGTTGTCCAAGCAATACCGTCTGGAACACGCACCTCAAATCTCTTAGGAGGAGTTCCACGGCTAACAGCACGAACTTTACCATCTCTGGCAGTAGTCTGTGCTACAGTCTTTTTTCTGTTTATGCTGATTGATTCAGCATTGTTTACAATCCATTGAAATGACATTTTTATCTCCTAGTTGGCACACTCTTAGCGCCTTGACTGGCTACTGCATGAATGAATGAAGGATCTCTTGCAATCATTTGTTTAAAGCTCATTGCATCTACTGCGTTGATATTGTAAGTGACATTGGTTCCACCTAATTGATTATTAGGAGTTACCATTCTACCAGCGGCACCACTTATGATTTCAGGACCACGTTCACCTACTATTACAGGTGCGTTGGTTGGAATAATGCCGCCGCCAGCAAATCCCATAAGATTTCTTCCACCACTTATTATTGTGTTTAATAAGCTGCCTGATGAACCGTTTGGTGAAAAGATATTACTTAATAATTGTTTAATGTTACTTCTTAATAGCTGTTCAGCAATGCTTGACAATAAATCTTTAAAACTTAATTTGCCTGTCTTGGCAAAATTTACAAAGGCGTCTTCTATGCCTTTAGTTAAGTTAGTAAATAACTGTTGACTTTGCATTGCCGCATTACTTGCATCTTCTACAAATTTAGCAAAAGCTTCACTCCATCCCGCCTCAAATGTTCTGCTGGCATCATATAATCCACCAGCGCCTTCTTTTAATTTTTCTGTGCTGGCAGTAGCTGATTTAACAATGTTATTGTAGCGTTCAGGATCAAGATTCTTAATGCTCATGCCTTCAGCAACACCTTTAGCACCATACAGAGCCTTGTCTGCGGCATCTACTTGTGTTTTGATAGCGGCTTGTGCGGCTGCATCAATAGATTTATACTTCTTCTCAATGCTAGACAACCCAATGTTTGCCATATCATTTTGTATTTGAGTAAGTTCTTTTTCTGCACTAATACGCTGTTGGATACCAAAGGTTAAATCATTAATGCCTTGTTGAGCTATAAAGTTTTCCTTGGCAGCTCCTGTGAGCTCTCTTAATCCTTCAGCGGCTGCTTTATAAACTTCTGCAACTCTTTCTGGATATAGTTTAGCAAATGCCTCAACACTAATACCTTGTGCATTAGCCAATGCTTGTATTGTTGAGTTCTTCCAATCATTTGCTGATTTAGTTATGTTTTCTATTTTTGAGTCTAACTCACCCATGCCTGCAGTGGCTGTGTTAAATTTTAAATCAGCAATTTGTTTAGTAATGTCATAGACTCTGCCACGTCCAGCAACTACTATAGCATCGCCAATTTCACTAGCATTCTTTGCGGCAATGCTTGCAGCCAATTCTTCTTTGTTAGCGGCTGTTTGAGCCTTGATACGATCAATTTGTTCATCAATCTTTCCGCCAAGTCCAGCTCTTTGCTCTGCGGCTGATAACGCTTCTTTTTGTTTTGTTAGCTTATCTATTGCATCACGTTCTCTGTTCATGATGTCAGCAAGAGCTTTTCTTGTATCTTGTTCTTTTTTGCCTAAACCAATTAGACTTGTTTCTAAATCAATGGCTTCACGTGCTTTTCTGTTAGCTTCTAGGTAAGCGTCAGCAACATCTTTGATGCTGGCTTTCTTTCCAGCATTAGCATCAATGACTTCATTGTCTTCACTAGGTCCTGGTGGCTTAGGAGGAGATTCAGGAGTTTCCACACTGCCACCAATCATCATACCAACGCCACCAACAACACCTGCCCCTAAACCAATAGCACTGGCTGCGTCACGTATTTGTCCAATACCTTTATTTTGAGTAGTGCCAGCTAATGCCTTACCAATACCGCCCATGTCTTTTAACTTTTGCATACCACCAATAAGAGCACTAACTCCACGTGATGCCATACCAACAGCACTGACAATAGCACGGAAGCCGCTGGCTACGGCAATACCTACAATAACCACACCCAATGCCTTAAAGGCTAATGTCAATCCAGGAATGTTCTCAATTAACCAACTAACACTTTTTATTAACGGAGTAAATGCTTCTAAAAACTGTAGCTTTAGAGTCTCAAAACTTTTAGCCCAAGCATCATTCAGTGCGGCTGCACGACGAATAGCTTCAGCAGTTTTGACTGCACCTTCTTCGCCTGCTTTTAAATTGTCTATGAACTCTCTATTGATACTGACATTACGTCCTTCTTTACCTAGTAAAGAAATCTGCATTGCTGTTTTGGCAGCACCTTCTGGCATTTTAGCCAGGGCTTCTAATGTATTGTAGAAGACATCCTCATCCTGACCCTTTAAGGCTGTTAGTGTTATACCAACACGAGAAAATGCATCTTGAGCACCTGCGGCACCTTGACGAGCCGCATCAATCTGTTGATAAAGAGTAGTAATAGCTTTGGCTGCACCATCAGCAGTTCCACCACCTAGCATTAGAGCATTTCTAAAGCCAACAATTTTATCAATTGCCATGCCAGTGGATTTGCTTAAATCATCAATGCCGTCAGCAGTTAAGATTGCACTACGAGCAAAACCTAGAAAGGCAGCACCAAGTAATGCACCTTTGAGTTTACTTAGGTGTCCGTTTAAATGTGTAGTGCTTGTGTTCAGTTTATCAAAGCTGTCAGCAACATCTTTACCAGCCTTAACGCCTGTGGCAGCAAAGTCCTTGGTTTCTTGTTCAGCCTTGTTTAAATTGGCTATGTATGATTGATTGTCTACTGTTAAGACAACAGTTATATTACTTGCCACGATTCGCTCTCCTTATTGCTCTTGGTATTAGAGTATTCTCAATGTGATCAATTGTTGGTCCTGACATACCGTTTGGTGCTTGACGGCTATATCCTTCATCCAGCTTGCCTGCATAAGGATAGCTAGCCTGTATACTTCTTCCAGACAAATATGTGTTATTCTTTGCATTGCCAGTGCGGTATGGTGTTAAGTCATGAAAGAAATCAAAAGCATCATCTCGCACCTTGTCAATGTCTTGTTTAGCTAGACGCACAAGATCCGAAAACTCTTTAGTATCAACTTTTATGCTTACTGACATTTTCTTGCTCCTTGACTTTCTTTATCATATCCAACATTTGTTCCTGTGTTAAATTCCCAGCAGGTTCAGCAACACCATCCGCTCTACGCTTTTCACGATCATAGCAGTAGTTTTCATACTCTACTGCTGTTTGTCCCACTTCCATGTCAAATGTTGTTGCTCTTGACATAATCTCACTAGGCAACAGTCCATAGCGTTTTGCCATGAAGTCCACAGTGAGCATTATGTTTATTTCTGCACTGGGGTTGGCGAATTCAACACTTGGGGCTTTCCCAAGATTTCAATAACCTTCTGAATAGCCTTCATCATAACATCTGTTGGCAAACACAAACCGTCTTTGACTACCTTTGTGCCGTCTTCATTTAATATCATATCATTGACAGTGGCAGCTAACTTGTCAAACTGCTCAGTGTCCATTGTGGCTAGCTTGACAAAGCTGTCCATGTCTTGTCTGTCGTAAATCCAGAACTCAAGTTCATCGCCGTAGTTGGTGACTGTGTCCTCGTCGTTCAGGAGAATTTTAATTAGTTGGGGCTTTGCAGCCAGTGTTGATAGTTTCATCTTTTAATCCTTTGATCTGTTTATCAGTGTATTTGTGACAACAAGTAAGAAACCTATCCTACTTGATATCTTATCTATGTCTCCTCTAGCACAAGTCAATTCATTCTTGGCTTTAGCTAGTTCTGCTAGGAGGCTGGTTAGCAACTCTTTATCTGTCTTTTGATCTAATAGATCCATAAATCTTTTTCCTTACAATATTTATAGCCTAAACAAAAATAGGGGCTCATAATGCCCCTATTCTCTTACCTAAGATTAATTAGGCTGTAGTAGTGATAGTGTATGAGCCAGTCACTGTGATTGTGATTGGTGATACCCATACTGGACTATCAGCAGATACTGTTGGTGCTAAACCAGTAATATAGCCAAAGCCATTAATGGTTTTAGTGTTAACACCACCGTCAGTGTCTCCCATGACAAGATCAAATTCTACTTTAGTCTTGTTGTTGCTTAATCCAAAGATACCCTGACTTGCGGCAGTAGTAGTTGGACTTGCTCCTGGGAAGAAGCTGGTTGGGTCAAGGACCAAGTTCATAGACAAACTGTTGGTTGCAGTAGTTGCAATCTGTTGTTTAGAACCGCTGTCTAACTGACTCCAGGTAAACACGTCATTGCCTGCGTTGATAGTCACGTCTTGCAATGCTGGGATGTTTAAGCCTGTAGCATCAGTTGCCTTACTCGTGTGGTGTAGTTTTAATGTAACCTGGGCACCACCTACTCCAGGACTTGGGTTAATATAAGCCATAGCTTTTTTCCTTTATATAATTGTTGTGAATCGAAATTCTAACTCAGTGACAAGCAAGTCTTCTTGGAAAGTAGTTGATATAACACACTCACGGCGTGTGACGCCTGTAATTGTGTCAACATCTTTACCAGCTCTCAAAGCAGTGACTACTGTGTCGTAGTTAGGGGGTAATTGTTTAGCATCTGACGCAAAGTAGACACGAACTGATGCAATTTCAGAATCAATCTGGACTCCACTTAATGTAGCAATAAGAGGTTGATTAGAAAATTCTGTGCGATCCACGTAAATTCTTTTCACATTCTTAATATACAAGGGGACTCCTGAACTAGAGTATGGCAGTTCATTAGACAGAATAAATCCGCCTAGGTTCTGCGTGCCAATATAATCAACTAGTTCTTGTCTCATCTTACTCTCTTCAAGTTAATCAATCCTGGTGTGCGTTCTGAACTAGTGACTGTTCCTGAGTTATCAAAATCATACCAATCTCCAGCTTCAACTAACTCCATGAACAATGATTCAGCCCTGTTAGCATAGTAGCCCATCTTTTGACGCTCTGCTGTTTCTTGATTAGAGAAGTCAGCAATGCTTGGCAAAATATAGTCCGCTAAGGCAACATAGACACATAGTTCAGTAAAGTCAGTTTGACGAAGTTTGATATAGTTAGGATTCAATGCAGGTATGTCAGCTACCGTAGAGATATCAACAGTTGTGTTGCGAGCTCTAAAATAACTTCTCCACCATGCACTGGTTCTCAGTTTAGTCAATATACGTTCAGTGGCACGAACCAAGAAAGGTTCAACTACATCATCAGAAAGGCCTTCATTAACTTCAAACAGACGTTGATCCTGTAGTAGGACATCTGAGTATTCAGCAAAGCTGATTACAATATTGTTTTCAGTGACGAAAGCCATTCTTGTCTCCTATTACGCTGGATCAACTAATGAACTGTCAGCAGTGATTTTAACACCGTAGCCGTCATATAGTTCGCCAACGCCGTAGTGAGCACTAGCAACAATATCGTCACCAACAAAACTAGCACGACGCTGAGTTTCAATAGTGATATCACCAATCATAGCAAGACCTAAAGCATCACGGTGGAAAACAGCACCAACGTAATCACCAGCAGTGCCAGTGTTAGCAATATTGCTTGATTCAAATACTGGAACACCAAATAGTGTGCCAACATAGCCTGTTTGCATAGCTTCGTTCTGGATGATACCAGCGTTAGGGTTTGCAAATGTGTTTGTCAATGCAGACTTCAAGTCATAGGCAACATATGGGTTAACCACACAAGCCAATGCATCGCCAGGAACAGCGTTAGCACGTAGACGTGCAACTGCCTGTGCCAATACGGCTGCAGAGAATGCTGTGCTAGCACTGCCTACGCCTACTGAGAAGCCACTGAATAGGGCTAACAAGTCTTGGTCCATCTTCTTGGCAATTGCTTCGCCAAATAAACGACCCATGTCAGCTACTACGTTAGAGGCAGAGCTTGCACGAACTAAGTCAGTAATCATAGTGCGGATAGCAACTGTAGAAACAGTCAATGTCACGCCGTCTGTAGATACTGCTGTGTTAGATACTTCATCACCTTCTGTCAATGCGGCTGCACTTTGAGTTGGGTAGATTGGCACAGTGATTGTCTTGCCATTGCTAGCAGGAATACTGTAATTCTTAACTAATCCACGCATGATGGATCTTTCGTTTGCTACGAACATTGCTTCAGCAGTGATTGCTGGCAAAAGGTCGTTTAGTGTTGTGGTTGTAGAACCGGCCATAATAATTCTCCTTGTTTAATTAGGCTTTAAAATCCGCTTTTCTTGCGGTGTTCCGCATAGAGTTTACGGTGCTCAGGATTTGTCATATTCAATTTAGACACATCCAACTTTTCCGCTGAAACACTAGAGATATTACTTCTAGTATTAGTAGTTGACGGTGTTGCCATCTTAAAGTGCGGATTCGAATCAAGGAAGCCACGCACTAATTCTTCAACAGCAATTGGTTCACCTTTGTCATTATAACGAACGGAACCTTTCTCATCTACTACTTCTACATCACCTTCAGAATTCAATCTAACATTCTGTGCTAATAATGATTTGACTTGTTCAGCATTGACTGCATTAAACTTTGCCGCGGCACTTAGTATTGGAACATTAACCTTGTATTCCTTGATGACTGAATCTCTCTTAAAAATTTCAGCATCTTTCTTAGCAGCCATTTCTTGTAGAGTCTTTTCAAACTCTCCACGCTTGATCTGTTGTTCCTGTTGCTTCTTCTCCCAATCACTTTTGATTGAGCGTAGTTCATCTGGATCGCCTAAGTCTTCGTATTTGCTGGAATACTTCTTCTCTAATTGAGATTTAGTTCTTGCCAGTATTGCGTTGACTTCATCTTGCGTAAATGTCTTAGCTGCCTGTGCCTGACTTGCAGTATCGCCTGCGGGTTCAGTTCCCATGTCGTTTGCCAATGTTGTATCGGTCATTGTTTACCTCGCCTCTTTAAGAGTATTTGTTGTAGGACACCCAATGTGTCTCTGGTTTAGTATTTATAGACAATTGACATAACTGCCTATAAATTGACTGAATTAGCCGTTAAAATGTCCTAACAAAATTTACGACAGCTGGTAATACCACGGCACCAACAAGTAAGAGTAAGATAGCCCATACACGGGCATCCATCTTTTCTATTTTCTTTTCAACTTTGTCAATGTCCTCTGACATATGTTTGAGGTGGTTGTTCTTGATAATATCAAGTTCTTTGGCTAATTCTTTAAGCGTCATATCAGTATCCTTGCTTCTTAGGTGGCTTAGGACGCTTCTTATTCTTGGCAGTTCTCATGCCGCGGACTGGTAATGGGTTAGACATCTTCTTCTCCTTATGTGTTGGATGCGTAATGTCAGTATGAGTAGTCTCAATATACTGCATTAGATTCTGTGCAAATGTTCTTAGTCTGTCTCTGTTCATACGACTGCGAGGCATATTGTTTTCAATCTTGCCCAGCATTGAGTTGCAACCTCTGTGTAAGACTTTGCGTAATAAGCCAGTCTTATGGCAGTGATCCAACACAGCATCATCTATGATAACGTCGCCACAAAGAGCACAGCAATTATTTTGTTGTTCTAATTGCAGGAGTCTATAACTCTTGATTGCTGTGCTCTTTAGTTTCACCGACTCGCTCCCGGTTTATGATTCGTATTCAGCTTCTTCCCACTTGGCACACCAATAGACAGCACGGACTGGTGCGTCAAACTTAGTGCAGTAGAGTTCGCCAGGTTTGTAGTATTCACAATTAGCACAGTTCTGTCCTTCTGGGACTTCTGGGTTAGTTGCTGGTTGATATGCATTAGGCAATGATGTAGGAATAGCCTCACCATCTTCATAAGTTCTGCCTGTTTGTGGATTAGGATCAATGAATGCCAATGCTTCTTTCTCTTCGCCCATCCACTCTAAGATGTGTTCATCAATCTTGCGTAGCACAATAGGATCAGTGGCAGTGTTCTTTGCCATCTGTAGCTGTTCAATCTCTTTGCCATTGTCACGAATGTTAAAGCTGCCAGGGTATTCAACTGAGCCCATCCACTGCTCACCTTGATAGGCAAACCATAAGTCCCACATCTGTTCTTCAGCAAGCTCTAGGTTGTCAGCTTTCTCACTTAGACGTGCGTTTAGTAACTGAAACTCTGTTTCCATTGCAACACCTGACATTGTTCTGCTTTCTGTAGCACGAACACTTCCAGTGTTAGCCATCTTATCAATAGCATTGATAGCGTGATTGATAGCTGACTGTATGCTAGATATCTCTGCACCGTTAAACTCAAGTAAGAACGGACGCAAACCAGGATCCAAGTTCTCTGGCATATGGATGATAGCACCTGCACCTGTGCCTGCAATAGTCTCTGGTGTCTTGACTAAACTTGGGTGACTGTCTAAACGGATTGTCTGTTCAATCTCTGAAGTAGCGTTGTAGATAAACTTCTGTTGATCCGCAATGTCAGCAATGTCACTGATACCAATACCACGTGTGATTGAGCGTCCATTGTAAACACACACAGCAGGGATACGTCCTAAGCCGTTGACTTCTTCAATAACTTCGTTGACGTTGCCCTTCTTGACATCAAGATTAGTAGTGACAATGCGATCCTGATACCATTCTTTAACAATGCGAACATCACCGTTTGAGTCTTCAAGATAACGAATGTAGGTTAGTTCATAACGTCCCATTGCGTTGCGACTCCACTTCCAGTCTAACATAGTCAATGGTGTTAGCAATGACACATATGGGCGAACGCCTAGGGCTTGTTCGTCAGCTACTGTCTGAGCACCAACATTAGGCTTGGCTACCATAATCCAGCAGTGTCCAAACACTGAGCTCCAAGTGGCAACATCCTTCATAAATGCGTTGAGACTGCGTCCGTCTAGATCCGCATCACGTAAGAACATTTCAAGTTCAAATGATTCTGTGTTATTGTCAAACTCACGCTCTGGGCTTTGACGGAACAAGAAACTGTTATACACCTGTATCACTGATTGGCAGTGATTCTCAAGTGGAGTTGTCTTTAGTCTTGCATTATACTCATTGGCAGTTTCAAGTTGATAGCGTGTAAGGTGTCCAGCGTTGCGGTATTCTTCACCACCAACATAGCTGGCGAGCAAGTAAGTCCATTGATCCTTGTAAGCATCATAGATAATATTGCCTGATAACAGTTCTGCTATTTCACTATTGAGTGTTTGTATTGCGTCCATTTAATCTTGTCCTTGTTAAGCGAGGGCGTGTCCCCAGCGTTGTGGATCCACGTCTCTCTTCAACGGGAACATATAATCTATACAGTAAGAGGCAGCATCAAACATGTGATCAAAGCCTGAATCTTTGTCTGGAATCTGTGTGCCAGGCTTATACTGGAACTTCTCTAAACAGTCTATTGTATATTTACACTTTGCACTGATAAACATACGGATAACACCGTCTGCTGATCTCAATCTAGCATTATAGCTGTTGATTCTATCTCTGACAGCGTTGTGTCTATTAGGGGCTTTGACAGTAAAGCCTGCGTTGGTAAGAATTGTAAAGTCAGTTTGACCTCCAGCTGAGGTTTTCCTTTGCCTCCCAGCAGGGTCGGGATAGCAGACGATACGACTTTTTGGATATCTATTTTTAAGTTCATCAGCAAGCTCCTGTGTATTTGAGTTCTCCATATGTATTTCATCTACTTGATACATTAGGTTTCCTTGTTGCACAAAGATGGCGGCTGTGATAGGACTTACGTTAAAGTCCATGCCCACGTGCAATAAGGTTAAATCAGGATTGAGGAGTTCTTTGATATGATCCTTGCGATCAAACTCCCACGCTACAAGACTCTGTCCAACTACAAAGCTGGCTTCAAACTCTTGTTTAAATTGCTGTTCTGTCATTTCACTACGAGCGGCTGCAACCTCTTGTTCAGGGACGAAGCCACCTTGCAAAGTTGTATATTGGAAACTAGCCCATGATTCAGGATGAGCTTGCTCCATGTTAAACAAATCAAATGCCCAGTTGTTCTTGCCTACAGGAGTAGTAATAAACAATGCTGAGCCTTGTTGATCCGCTAATGCTGGACGTATGACTGTGTCCCAAGTCTCTGAGTCCATGAAGGCAAACTCGTCAAAGATGGCTGCTGACAAACTAACGCCACGCAGGCTATCAGGGTTATCAGCACCTTTAAGACTAATTGTGGATCCATTTTTTAGGCTAAACTCTAAGTTGGTTTCATTAATCTTCTTAACCCAACGTAAGTCCAACAGTTTCTCTTTAAGCCTTTTAAAGATGATTGTTCTTGACATACGATATGTGGGACTAATGTAATAGACATCTTTGCCAGGCTCACGTGCTACCTTGCACATCTCACGGATAGCCAATGTTGTTTTACCCCAACGACGCCCTGCTATGACAACTCTAAAGCGTTTGTCGCAGTCAGCTACTGTCTGTTGAGTTGCACTTAGAGCCATTAGTTAAAGACAATATTACAGAATGCTTGACCCAAGTAAATGCCAATGCCTACTAAGAATCCTAGCACTATGAATGTAAGTGACTCCACAGTTAGTTTCATACTTCATCGTCCCAAGGAAGCGGGGCTGCGGCTTCTGCATCTATTGGTGAGTCACTCATGCCCAACAAGTTCTTAGCTAAGAATATCTGAACTGAGGCGTGCATATTCTTACAAGCATTATCCATCATTGCTCTGCGTAGCGTGATTCTTGCGTCAGCTCGTCCTTTTACTAATATATCCGCAAAGTTATAGCGTAGAGTATCTTCTTTAATGCCCAAGTATTCTGCGATATCACGATCCGTGCATGAGAGTGCTGCCAGCTTACGCACATCTTCTGGATCAATGACTTTCTTATCACGCCCTACACATAGTCCCATAAAGTCAGTCATCTTGTATTTATTAGAGACAAAAAAAAGCACCCTAATACTGGGTGCTTATGTGTGTTTTTTGTTTAACTGCGTATAACGTGTTTCTTTGTTGTGCCTAGATCAATAATAAATCCATCACATCGTCCATCACGTATATTGCCCATAATCATATCCATACTTGTGGGCATAACATTAGTTGATACAGGCTCAACTTCTACCATAATAGTAAAGCCTGCTGGGTTAAATTCTTCTGTGTCTGTTCGCCAGACTGCGGTTGCTTCAAACATTTGTTGTTTCCTTTAATTTTAGTAATTTAAGTTGAGATTGTAGATAACCAATACGTTCAGCATTCAAACTATGTTCGCCTTTAATTTCGCTAACAAATAATCGCCATTCGTCATCAACAATGATACGTGGATTTTTAAGCATAAACTCAATAGTTTTTTGACGTTCTTCTAAACGGTTAACTTCTGTCTGTAGTTGATATTGTGTTCTCATTCTGCGGCCTCTAACATTTTGCCCAAGGCTTGGTTTGCTTCTTTTCTGGTAGAATATTCTTTACCAACAAAGATATCTTTTTTAAGGATATCCCCATTAGATTCATAATAGTGCCTTTCAATGTGAAAGGGTTTCTTAAACATAGGTTTATGGACAATAACTAATGTGGATTTCATTCTGCGGCCGCATCTATTTCTTTTGTCGTTGGATTTACTGCCCAAGTCCAAGGTTGATTATACCAAGTATAGTTCTTATCCAAATGATCTTTGTAGCAGAACAATACCCAGCCTGCGTCCCATTCAGTTTCAAACTTACATCCTTCTATTTCATAAACACCATAGCAATGAGGATGAGGCTTGGCTATTTCTAATAATTGCTGTCTAATAGTTTGATTCATTCTTACACCTGTCAGTGTTGTTAGTAAGTAGTTATTATAACACAGAAACCAAAAGTAATCAACTCATTTGGCGAAATAAAATTGGGGGATTTAGCTAGCGAAACTAGATCCCCCGCGACGCGAGCCGCAACACGGTCCTAAGGCAGTGTTATAGATATTTACATCAAAACAAAACCCCCAAGCATTTTGTGCGAGGGGGTATGTCAATTAGGGAATTGTCGTTGTGTCAGCAACTACATTTGTATTTAGTGCCGTTCAGTTAAGACGTCTACTTTATGGCGTAATTCAAGTAGCTCTTGTTGTTGCTCTTGTGTCCACTTACGCAATTTATTATTCTCGTGACTGATCTTGTTGTGATTGTGTATTAGCACTTGGAAGTTGGCTTTCATCATTTCAACTTCAACTCTAAGATCAATTAGTTCTTGGTAAGGATCAAAGCCTGGGTCAATCATAATCTTCCTCTTGCCTGCAGAGTTCTGTCACGTGCCTTGCGTAGTTGTTCTAATCGTGTCATAACTTCTACATTGTCAATGTCCCAAGCACCGTCATCATCTATGCGTGTCAATGTTAAGTCTTCTGGCTTGCGTCCTCTGTTTAGGAAGTCCGTTGGATTTGCCCAGATAGACTGCCAGTCTTCCCAAGTTAACGCATAGGCTTCATTGCGAAAGCGTGCCTGAGCTCTATGTTTAGCCCAAGCATAATACATATCGTGCATTAGGGGATCTGGACCACTTATCCAGTTAGCGGGGAACATACGGCGAGGCTTACCATATGAGTTGGTTGTTGACTGCTTCTTGGGTGCATACTTAAATGCATCAGCCATGGCCTCTGTGACTAATACGGCTTTTACTTTCTTCATATTGTATTTATTAGAACGTAAAAAAGCCCACAGGATTATGGGCCTAAAACCTCAAACTTGCGAGAAAGGGTTTTATTCTTTGAGTTCAGCAAGCATTACAATGTAATCTTGTGCTTTCTTTATAAATTCATTTGCCAATGTTAAGTGATAATCTTTTTTAGCTTGGCAATATTCAATGTTAGACAATATAGCGGCACGGCTTAGGTTAGGCTTTGGGTCAGTCATTCTACAGTTTCTTTCTGTTTAATTTCTTTTTCAATCATTGCCTTTAGTTCTGGATTAGCATCAATGTAAGCTTCAAATGCTTCTATGTCATCTATTTCCATACTTACTTTTTTTGTGCCATCTGCAATAATCTTGATGCCAGGCAGTTTAAATTCAGGACTTTGACAAACAGTAGCATCTGCAGATTCTACTTTAATCATATCCAGATGACGCATACAAATCATATTCATTTCTTTAGGCATACGATCTGCTTGCCCTAAAAACATTTTATTTGGATTTAATCTTGTGCGAGAAATCTTAAAGATAACATAGTTAGTAATGCCACGCAACATCATCCACTGAGCGGCATTAGACATTGAGTTAGCAAAGAATACACCCGCTGTTAAATCACCTTTATGAGCTTGCGGAATCAAATAACCACATTCAATAATTTTATTGGCTGTATCAATGTCTGTAGCATGATACCAATATTTTAGTTTTGGTAATTTCATTCTTGGATCTCTTCTTCTTTAACACCGTCAATAGCTGAAAAGAATTCTTCTATTGAGTATTCCAGTGCAGGGTCTAACTTGGCTTGATGACACCACTGGCGGTAAAGCAGTTCTCTCTCGTCATCAAGCATCTTGACATAAAGGTAGTTAGGGGGTAGTTTCATTCCGCACTCTCCAATTCATTATAGATTTGTTCTTGTGTGTCACTAACCATCTGTATAGCCCAGTCTGGCACTTGGCCGTCATCATAGCCTTCTGCTTCACAGGCGAGAAACCAAGCCTTGTCCATTAGTTCTTGATTCATTCCGCACTCTCCAATCCTAACAATTTACAACCAATTCTATGTATCTGTTGTTGCTGTTTGACATCAAGAGTATGTTGTTTGGTTAGAAACGCCAACACATGATCCGTTGTTGGCTTTAAACCTTTTTTGACTAGTTCTGCGTTGATAGTATCAGACAGAAATAAGTTAGTCAAATATTTCTTAGTAATACGCATTATGCCACCTCTTTGTATTCTGCAGAGACTTTATTATACACTCGTTCAAAGACTGCATATTTTGGATGAGATTTGGGCAAGTATGCAAATTGTGCCAATGCCTCAAGACTGTGCCAGATAGCACGATCATAGTCATCACGGTAAGTGTTTTGCCAGAGAATAAATTGACGCATTTGAGCTGGCGTCATATTAGCTAACGACTTTTCTTTGTAAGTTAAATTCATAACTGTCTTTCTGTGTGTTATACAGTGTGCGAAGTGCTGTCTGTATGTAATGATTATACTATAAATCCGCACAGGTGTCAATGTGCGGATTAGCCAATTTAGACTGTTTCTTTAAGAACGTCTGCCTGTGCGTCATAAAGACGTTCTTTTGTTTGCTGGCGAAACTTGTGAATCATTAGGGCAATGTCAGTTAGTCCAAGTTTGGCTGCTTCTAACTTAAAGCCGTTAAGTTGGCTTTCTAAATTCTCTAAGATATCAATTTGAGCTTGATAGTTGTTGTCAGACATTTTGCACCTTTCTGTGTGCTGTTAAACAAGTATGTAGTATAACACTAATCTTTGGTTGTGTCATGTCGTTTGGCTTTCTTTATTTTGGACTCTCATTCAAAAACTCCTCCGTATTTGAGTGCGGCTAGTGTGTGAGTTTTGGACCCTTTGAGGATAAAGAAGCACTGATAGTCCTCACGCCACTCACAGTCAGGTTGTTGCTTAAGCCACTCTGTGTCGTGGTTATCCGAGATCAAATGCCAGACATCAAGTCTCACGTATTCATAGTTAGGTGTTTTAGTCATAAAGATTTTATTAGAGATAACACTTAAGAGTTAACTGCGTTAACTCTGTTAAAGCACTTTCGTGCTTTAACTTTTTCTTTTCTTTTTTGTATTAAGAACTTTCTGTAGATTGTTTAGTCAGACGGAACCTTTTTTACGGTTCCGTCCTCTTTCTGTGAGTTATCTCAGCCAAGACTTTGGGAAGCAGGTATTTGTTATACACTATATGCTAAAGGACTCTGTGCTTTTCCTTCCTGCCACGATATGCATTACGCATTCTAAACCTCGTTCCTAGTGTTTAGATGTTTATAGCTAGTGTTGTCGTATGCTAACATTCATACTATATCAATGCGTTGGTTATCTTTGTTTTCAACCTCAACCCACTTCCGTTTCAGGATAGTCGTATTCCACGACGGGGGTGCCTCAATATGTCACGTGTCTAGTTATTACCCTAGTTTTTCCACAGCGGTATTACGAACTGGCCCGCTAACCTTTAGTGTTAGATAATTGTTGTTTAAGATGTGCCTAGTGGGAAATTGGAAGCCTGTCATTAATATATAGCCTAATGTAAAAATTTACTTGTTAAATGTGACTTATTCAAACAAGTCTTTAAAATTGGTTTTGGCTTTGCTGTCTTGCTCATCCCAGACTTCTTGTAAGATAGTCAAAAGATGATCCAAGCTGTCGTGCTCACCCGCTATTTGGGGCTTGCTGTCAGCATCAATCAATAGTTTGTCTTTGCTGACTTTGGTCCTTAGATTCTTTAAGATGAATCCGTTTTGTGGATTGTTTATTATGTGAAACCAATTCTTTTGATTATGATTGGCACTATCCACATAAGTCACATACTCACGGCGATCTTTAGTGCCAACTATGATTAATTTAACATAAGGGTGTCCAGTAACTTGCGATAGTCCTGGTTCTTGTTTAAGAACAACGTAGTTCTGAACTGGGGGTTGATATTTCATAAATTCTCCTTATTAAAAAGCTGTCATGTATATTTATAACATATTTCTAAAAGACATGCAATAGTGATTGGTTGGATTAGTCAAAACAAAGCCCCTTGCGGGGCTTTGCCAATACGAGGAGTATTGTCTGGATGGGTTATAGAAAGTGACAGCCTTCATAACGGAGATAGCTTGGTAATTAAGGGATTAGAACAAAAACCCCAAGCAGTGCCGCATCCAGTGTGTAAGGAAGGATAAACTAATGGCAATAAGTCAGAACACCTTACACACTATTATTTAGTAGGCTTCTTAAAAACAGGCTTTAAATCTGGTTGATTTTCATCTATATCATTAGAGGTTTGGGGTTGTGGCGAACCCTTTATCCAACAGTTCATTACATGAAAGGATTTAGTGCTGGTTAAATCAAATTCGCCTGTGTAGGGATTTTGAGTCTTCATGCAATTTTTACAACTTCTACGCCAATGTGGTGTTGGCATTTGATGTTGTTTAATTTCTAATACGCGATTCTCTACAACTTTGTCGCAATCTTCACAGACAGCCACGTGAGGTTTCATTTTTTTGATTATATAAGTCAATGTTGAATTTGTATCTGACTCTACAGTAAATTCTTTACCGCCGCGATAGATTACTTCAGGCTCGTCGTTTTCACGTATAGCAGGTGATTTGGGTGTTTTTGCCAGCTTGAGTTCAGCAAACTCTTCTAACTTCTTTTTAAATAATTCTGGGTCCATAACATAGTTATCAACCCAGATTATTTTGAGCGTTAAATTAGGCTGTGCGAGCTAGGACCTTAACGCGGAAGAAACGTCTATCAATCAATCCGTCAACAGTTGTGACTTGAGCAGTGACAGTGTAAGTCTTGCCTTCTTGTCCGTTGTTTAAGCGGATATAAGTCTTAGTGCCCTGTATGCCGTTTGATACTTTGACTAGTGGATCCGGATCGTTGGCACGAGTTGATATTACCCAACTAGATGCGGATAAGCTGTCGCCAACTGGTAGCCAGTTAGCCCAGTCCAATGTATAAGTTAAGTTTGCTTCAGGGTCTTTCTCAATGGTTAGGCCCTGTATGCTTTGATAAAATCCTGTTGTCATATTAGACTCCTTGTAATTCTGTAGTTAGCAGTTCTCTTGTGACTGCGTGTTCTCTATCTTCTTGGACTATCATGTAGTCCCTATCTTCCTCAATGATTAAGTAAGTTCTGTTCTCTGATTGGATTGAGTATGCTCTATCTTCAGCAAATATCATCCAAGTCAGTTTAGCATCAATGTGTATAATGTCTGCTACAATGACTTCAGCGGCAAAGCCCTGCATTGCGGCTGTGAATTGGAATAAGCCGCCAATCTTTGCTTGGACACTTGCGGCGGCAGTAAGGTTGGCAGTGAAAGTTTGTGTTCTGCTGCCAACAGCAAGCTCAAATGCCAACGCTGATATTGATGCGGTTGTTCGTTTAGTAGCCACGCCTTGAGCAACTAATGTGCCAGCACTAGCCTCAAGACTGATAGCATTTACTGTTTTAACTACATTACATACTAAAGTATAGGCTGCACTAAAGTTAGCAGAGGCAGTGGTTACAAATGTTCCTGTGGTTGTAAGTGTAGCGGTGGAAGAAATTGCAGAGTCAGCAGTTTGCAGTTTACCAATTACAGCAACCATAGTAGCTTGGCTAGCAATATTAGCTGAAGCTCCATTTGTTTTGGTAATCACTGCTGACAATGTAGCTTGACTGTCTAAGGTAATAAATCCTTGTCCAATCTTTGCCACTACTGCCAATTCAGTAAAGATTGCATCTGTGGTGATTGCTGACGTTTTGATAGTTCCAGGAGCGGTGCTGGTAGTTGCTTCTACAGCAATACTGGCTGCAACATTTCTTATTAGACTATTGTTAGAAACTGTTGTTTGTGCAAACTCACTAGATAAGTTACTAGATAAAGATTTAATGCGTAAAATTGTAGCGTCTATACTGGATTGACTACTTAAATCAGCAAAAGCTTCTCTAACTCCGCCTGTTTCGCAAGATAGGATACTAACTGCTGTTAAGTCTATGCTAAATTGTTCTATCTCACCTACTTGTGCTTCTAACTGGCTGTTAACTGCATAGACTAAAACTTGATTACGAATTCTGGTAATAGTTGTGCCAAGAGCGGTAGCACTGGATAATGCCGCACTACTAACTGTGGATTTGACTGCTGTGGTTGCCTGTGCAAACTCACTACTAATAGGTGCTACTACGTCTGTAGTCTTAACGGCTGTAATAGCCATTGTGGCTTGGACATCAAGTTGCACAAAGCCCGCGCCAGTTCTTGCCACTGCCGCAAGTTCAGTAAAGATAGCATCTGTAGTGACAGTTGAATCAACAGTTTTGACAGCGGTAGTGTCTTGCGTAAAGACACTTGACTGTGCAGAGTCAGCAAAACGAACTCTTATACTATCAATTGACTGAGTGAAAGCACTTGACTGTGAAGAATCAGCAGAGCGTAGTCTATTAACATTAGTTGTTACTGCCGCATCACTAAATGCAGTTAGAATAATCTCTGCATTCTTTACAGCTACAATAGTCATAGAAGCTGTAGATGATAGTCCAGCTACCGCGTCAACTGATTTAAATGCAACTGTTGATTGAACGGCTGTAGCAGTTAGACTTGCAACACCAGATAGTGTTTTAGGTATTTGACTTGCATCATCAAAGAAGTTTGAATCAAAATGTAATAATAAACTTGTATCAACGGTATTTGAGTATGGTGTTGTTGGAACTGTGAATGTTGTATCATTAACGCTGGTTAAAGCAACATCACTGATGAATACTTCGTCAACATAAACGTTTCCAGTGCCTGCAAGTCCAACATAACCACCGTCACCACCAAATAATAATGGTTGTGCAAGATCAAGAAGATTTATTGATGTCCATGTATATAATTTTGTTCCGTTTAAGAAGAAAACAATAGATCCGCTGTCTTTAATAAGTCTAATGTGATTCCATTGATTGTCAAGAATGCTTACTCCACTTGCGCTACCGCTTGCTCCACCTGCACCTGTAGATAAAGCAAGTAGTCTTGAAAATCCGCTAGCTCCTTGTAATAAAAAACTCCAATAATTACTACTAAAAACTAAACCTTGCCCTAACAAATGATGGTAAGAACTATTATTTGTTGGATGCCCAGGAGTGATGTATAACCAAAAATCAATAGTCTTCCAAGTTGTCCATTTACTGTTGTCTGGATAAGAAACTGACGGGACACTTAAAACTGTTTGCCAATCTGCATGACTATCTGCAATGGTAGTATTACCGTTAATTAAGATTAATGAATCACTATCAGGAGTAAAAGCTGCCGTAGGTGCAGTAAAGTTGCTGGTATATCTTGCTATGTTGCTTACACGAATCTCATCCATATAGCCATGAAAATTGCTACCAACAGAATTTTGATAGTTGCTACCAAAGAATGGAGTTGCAGCACTATAAACAGTTGTATCAGTATATGTCGATCCTACTTGTGTTCCATTAACAAATAATTTAGTGCTGGTTCCACTTCTTGCTAATGCTATGTGATACCAAGTATTTGTGGTTAATGTAGAACCAGTAATTCTTACTGTGATAGGATTACTATACTTTAAAACTCCGTTATCTAAATATAGCACTGGCACTAGAGAAGGAGCATTTCTTAAATCAAAAATATAATCAGTTCCTACTAATGTCTGCGGTCTGATCCAACACTCAACAGTAAAGTCACCTGACCCAAATGCATAATCAGTAGAAAAATCTAAACTAATATTATCACCAGTGCCATCAAAGAATATACTGCCTGCACCAAATTGCTTTTGACTTGTGCTAACGGCAGTATTCCCAGCAACATAGATATTGTTATTACTAGTATAAGACGGACGGCTGTGGAATCTTAAACTACCTGCACCAAACTTCTTAGTTGTTGTATCAATAGTTAAATCAGAATATCCAGCACCAGATGTTATAGTTGGATCACCAACAACGCGACTTGGTTTTACTCCAACTACAATAGAATTAAATTCACTTGCAAAACTAGCCGCAACAAGTTTATAAATGCTACCTTGAACAATAACAGTTGATTGGCTTGATAAGTCAGCTTGATAACCAACAGTAACATTTGATTGAACAGTCAATGATGACGTTGCATCTAATACAGCAAGACTATTCTTAAATGCATCAGCGATAAGTGTTGGAGTAAAAGCACCGTTAATGCTAACACTAGCGTCACGTGTTCTATTTGCACTGCTAGATTGTGTAAATTCACTAGACTGACTGCTGACAACTTCTTTAACAACGCCAACAGTAGATACAAGAATAGATTGGCTGACAAGAGTAGCAAGAACATCTCTTGTTCTTTCTGCTTGAGTGTTTTGACTTGATAATGCAACTTGTGCTATCTCAAATCTTTGACGCTTGCCTGTTATTGATGTTTGAGTAAAAGCACTAGATAAATTGGCTTCTGCTTCTTTGATAACAACACCAGAAATTACGCTTACGTCTGCAGCCAAAGCAAAAGCCGCTGAATGTGCGGCTTCTGTAGTTCTAACACGTGAGTTAGCAATAGAGATTGTAGCAGTAGAATCAGCTTGAGCACTAACATAGATACCTCTGACTGCATCAATAGCCGCACTAAACACTGAAGTTAGAGCAATGTTAGTTGTTCTTATTACATTGATTTCTGTAGCAATAGCCGCATTAGAAAATGCAACAAGATCCGCACCGTGTATGTGACTGATTACTGCGGCTACTGTAGTTTGACAAGTGATTGTAGATACACAATCTTTAATAACGCCCACAGTGACTGCCATAGTTGAAGCACTGCTAACAGCCGCTTCAGCATCAGCCGTGTAGACATAATAGCCTGCATCTGGTGTTAGGTAGCCACTCTCAACATAGTATAAATCTTGTGTCATTTTATTCCTTAATTAAACTTAACATAAGAACTTTGTAGCAGATTGTTTGCTCCGCCATCACTCATATCTACTGTAAAGTTAGTTCTTGCTTCACCAGCAGTATACAGTTTGTATCTAACATAAAACTGTGTTACTCCACTATCAACAAGTTCATTCATTGCGATACTACTGCTTCTTGTGCTAATTGATCCTGTGCTTCTCATTACCGCCAATGCTAATGCAGCCTGGGGTTGATTACTAACTGTAACCGTTTGAGCACTGGGGTCGCTAATGTTAGTTAAATTACCAGTAGATGTAAAAGTAGTTGATGTTATGGCAGCACTAGGACGGAATAATAAAGCCATAGCTCTATGTGCTCCACTTTGGGTGCTGTTATGTAAGTTAGTAATTGTGCCTAATTCACTTCCTGTCAATACTCTACTACTAACATAAGAGGCTATGTAACTAGTGCCACTAGTGCCACCAGAAATATTTTGTCTTAATGTAAAACCTCCTCCCGCACTTGTTAAAGGTGTTCTTAATGTAGCACTTACTACAGCCATTACATCTACTACAAACACAATATCACCAGCCTGTGCTCCACTAGGCATAGCAATAGTTGTAGTAGCATTACTGTAACTGGCTGCAACAAAAGTTAATGTCACTGGGCTTAGGCTGGTATCTACTAATGTGACTGCGGCACTGGTAGCCACAAGATTTGTTTTGCCACTGTCAGTGTAAACATAAGCAATTACGGATTGATTGCCTTCTGTGGTTTGATCTGCTAAACCATATATTGTCCATTGTGCTTGATTGCTGTATACTGTCCAAGTAGAACTGCCGTCAATATCTGGGCCAAGGCCCGTGCTTATATCTCCCTGATCAACACCATCTAAAGTATAGCTGAAATACATAGTTGTGCCATCAGGGACATTAGTAGTTGTCAATGTATAGGTAATCATAGTTGAAACACCGCCGTCTTCGTTAAATGTCCCTGGACTGGCAGATATGCTGTAAGTTGGTGCACCAGGTGCCGCAACATCCTGTGACTTGGCTATGGAGTTTAATCTAGCTACACCAAACATTATGCAAATCCTTTAGACAAGCTGGCGTAGTAGGTTGTGCCAATGTAGCTGACAGTCAATATGTCAATTGAGTTAGCCGCAGTTGATAGTGTCTTACTGGCACCAGCAAACTTCATTGTTGATGTCAGTGTTCTTGAACCCGTTGCGTCTTGTGTTATGATAAAGGTTATTGTCTCACCGCTGGTTGGATTGGTAAATGCTGACAAGGTAAAGTTTCCAGTGGCTGTGATTGTTTGAATGTTGCCGTTAGCCGCATCAGGAGTCAGTGTTGAAGTGCCACTGTTGCCAATAGCAAATACCGTTTCTTGGTATTCCTTAGCCTTAACAGTTCCGTCACTTAGTAAAGCATATTTGTTAGTAGCAGTAGTATTAGTGCCTGTGGCTGGTGCTCCAACAAATAATGTAGCCAAGTCCGTCACTGTAATTACGTTGGTTGATGCACGAGTTGGACTTCCAAATACATTGTAGTAGTCAGAAGCTACAGTTCCTGTAGCAGTAGTAGTATCAGTAAATGTTCCTGCTAATGTTCTAAAGACACCACTTGTTCCAAATGGGCTATTCCAACCACTAACCTGTAGAGTTGTATTTTCTCCGTTAGGCACGTTGAATACAAAAGTATTAGGGTTATATGTTATATTGGCTGCTGTGTTTAGTGCTTGATTGCTTGTGGTATTGTTAGCAACAAATGGTAGATAAAAAGTAGCATTAGTTGATACTGCACCAGTAATAGCCACGTTGGTAGCATTGGTTGCAGTTCCAGCAGTGGCAGCATTTAAGTTTGCCACCTGTGTAGTTGATGCTACTGTAAATGGTGCTGTGCCTGTAGTAGCTGTTGAAGTGACTGTGACAAAGCGTCCAGAATTAGGATTTGTGCTGCCAATAGGCGGAGGACTTGCTAGATAAGTTGAGAATCCAGTTCCACTAACTGTTGAACTTGCTGTTAGTGTTGTAAATGTTCCTGCGGCTGCGGTAGTAGCACCAATGATACCATTAAAGTTAGTAGCATTGACTGTTGGTGCTACTAGTATATTGGCACTAGCATCCCATTTAAAATCAATATCAGCATATGGAATCTGACTGCCTGACAATGCTCCAACTACTACTGGATACATTGTTGTATCAGTGCCAGTGGCCACAATAGTGACATTGGTGGCAGTAGTAGCAGTAGTGGCGGTGGTAGCTGTAGATGCCGCACTGACAGTTAATGTGTTGGCCGCAGTATCAACCCAGTTGGTGCCGTTATAAACAAGCACATCATTGGTTGCGGCTGCTGTGATAACAACATCACTAAGTCCGTCTAGAGTAGTTGCACCACCGCCTGTAGTCCATGATAATTGTCCAGCACCGTCAGTTTTTAGTATTTGATTTGCAGTGCCATCTGCTTGTGGCCACTTTTGTCCATCAAGCACAATATTGCCTGTGCTGTTGGGCGTAATAGCAATATCACCAGCCGCGGCTGACACAATTGAGTAACCCATAACAGTTAAGTTGCCACCTAGGCTAGGGTTTGGATCAGCATACAATCCATCAATACCTGCGTCTGCTTGATTAGTCCATTGACTGGTTGCTGTGCTCCACTTAATTACTTGCCCTGTGCTAGGGCTTCCTGTAATAGTCACATCAGTAAGATCATTTAATGTGCTTGCACCACCACCTGACGGTGTGCTCCAAGTCATACCTGTAGAGCCATTAGTTGTTAAAACTTGTCCGTTAGTGCCTGTGCCTGTTGGGAAATCTAATGCACCTAATATAATCTTACCCGTTACTGGAGTAAGAGCAATGTTGCCTGATCCGTTGGGTATAATGTTGATTGCACCGTTGCTGGCTGATGTAATGCTCTTGCCATTTACATCTAAATCACCACCTAATTGCGGTGTGGTGTCTTCTACTACGTTCTCAATCTTGGCAGTGTTGAGATTAGTTATGTTATTGTCTGCTTCAGTCCAGGTTAGTGCTGAACCTTTGCCTGCTCTTGTTGTTATTGATGCCATGTGACTTGCTCCACTAAAGTTGTTGTTCTACAGCAAAGAAAGAGTCCAAGTTCTCAGTGCTGGGTATTGTCAGCAGGAAAGGGGGACTTGCCCCCAATCCAGTCAGTGGCTATTATGCCAAGCTGATTGTCAAGTTACCTGAAGTAACTTGAAATGTATCACCAGTCTCAATTGTCTTACTTGTAGTTACTGCACCCCAGAACAAGACGTTACCAGCACCTTGTGTGCCGCTATCCATAACTGCCACGTGAGTGATAGTTCCCCAGTTGCTACCAGCAGTTGGGAAAGTCACAGTGGCGTTGGTAGCACTTGAACCACCACTAGCAGATGCAAATGTCACTGCTTGACGTGCATACAATGAACCACCACTTGTTACTGTTTCGTCAGTTAATGTGCCAGCTTCTAGGTTAGCGGCTGCATTGCCTGAAGTGTTGTTGAACAATGCCAAATAGATTGTTGCTGAACCTACATACGGTGCTGTGCCATACTTTAATGTGTGGTCTAAGAGTTTGTTCTCTAAATAATTACTTGCTGCGGACATATTATTCTCCTATAGGTATAATGTCGGATTTCGCGAATCGCACTTGTATTTAGTGCAAACCTAAAAAATCATTAAAAAAAGACGTTAAAAGGTAAAAAAACTTTACCACTTGCCCAGTGGGCAGGCTGCTGAATAGATACGAACTTTGATATTCATAAAGCAACCGCACTGACGGCAGTTGTTAAGGGGACCAAATAATTCTGGACACTCTTTACAGATAGACAATCTATCTTCACTGCGAGTCTCTTTGTTTAATAAGAAATCAGTTTCTGTTTCTACTGTTATTTCAGTTTGTGGTAAGATAACTTCTTCTTTAGGACAACAGGTTGTTGATATCATTAGATAGCTCCTCTTACTAAGGTTGTAGTGCCTGTTGGAACAGCATTAGGTGCAATCGTGTTAAAGGTAGTTATTACATTAACATCAACTCCGCCTTTGTTTGAACTTGTATCAATTGTTGCTGTAGTTAACACTGTGACAGTGCTTGGATTGCCAGCTGACACACTGACTGTTAACGGAACAGTTGTTGACGGTCCTCCACTGTAGGCTGCCGCCACTGCTACATAGCTTGAAGGTGTAAGAGAAGTTACTTGTCCAGTTGATGAAGCATAAGTTGGGCACCAAACTGCTGGAACATACACTGTTGGACAAACTGTTGGAGGACTATCGTTATCATTAATGCTTATAACGGCTGTTTTATCAAGTTGGCTGCAAGGATCTGCTTGCGCTGAATCAAATGTTACTGTAACTGATTGAGTGCCAGTATATACAGAATCATCTGTAGTATTAACCGTTAATGTAGCTGTGTTTGCATTTACAGTTACATTACCAGTTAATGCTGTTGATACACGTCCAGTGCCAGCACCTGTTATAGTATAAGGAACACTAGTGCCGTCAGCAACACCAGTAGTAGTTAATGTAACTGTTGAGCTTGCGCCTTCTGTTATACT